GCACCGGGTCAATCGACAGTAACCCGGTGACCAGCATCCACAACCCTTGATTCATTTCGGTGTCAGACCACCACACCGACGCCGCCACGCCGATGCAAGCGCCGAGCATGAGCCGCCGAAATAGGAAGCACGCTATCTGCCGCGCGTTCGACTTGTCGAGTTCGCCGCGATCCATTGCCAGCGCCCAACCCGCGATGCCTCCGATACAGCCCATTCCCATGAACGAAACGAGCGGGTACGAGTGCAGCAGCCCGGAGACATCCGCTAGGACCGCCGCCGTGCCAATTGTTACGCTAACCGTGGTTACCGAGTCGGCCATATCTGCACCTGAGCGCCTTTCGCGTTGTTGCATCCCGTATCAGGGTCGCAAGCGCCCCGAATGCGATCACGCCCAGAGCAAGCACAGTCGGCGTGTATAGCTCGGCTTCAACAAAGTGCAGGAAAGTCCAACTTGCAACGAATACCAGCAGCAGCGTCGTCGTTACCTTGATCCGATCCCAATACGGCTCGATCCAAGGACGCGGGATCAGCACCAGCGATACGACGATCTTCGCCCCGCCCGTCAGCATCATGATGATCCCCCATGCGTGCTCCAATCCCTGCGATGCGAGTACACGTGTGAACAACGTGTCGTCGCCGTTCCACGGACTTGCGAACCAGCCCATCACGAGCAGGATCGCTCCGAGCGTGGCGCTGTCTGTTCGGAACTCGGATCTGCGGCGGTCGATCACTTGCGTTGCTCCTGATTTCGGTTTAGGGTTGCGGGCTGTTTATCTTGTGGAGTCGTCATGATTGATTGGCTGCATTCACTGATGCCGAATCAACCGATTTCCGCCATATGGAGCATGATCATCGTTCCTGTGGTAGTCGTGATCGCCGGTCTATTGGTTGACAACACCAGCAGCGCCCGCCGCTCCCAGGGGAGCACCAAGCATTCCGACTCTCGGGACGATCCGCCGCAATAAGTCTTCCGGCAGGACCGCTTGCCCTAGTTGCTGCGGAGTTCCGAGCGGATTATTCAATGCCTGCCCGGACAGGTAGCCTCGATAAAGATCGCCCGGCTTCCCCATCAATGCGCCGACTACCGGCATCTGCCCGACTCGGTCGAAGAAATCAATTGCTGCTGGCGTCGTCCATGATCGATTGACACCCGACGCTATCGGGTCAACCTGCACCAGTTCCGCGACTGACTGCGTGCTGCGCAAGCCTTTCGCTACCGACTTGCCGAAGACAAGCTCTAGTTTCCGGTCACCAATGCGATTCAGTGCGCGCTTGAATGCTGCCTGAGAGAACTTGGCCGTTTCAGCAGATGCGCCGCTGGTTGCTTGAGTGCGCAGGTAATCCATAATCTGTCCCTGCATTTGCATCTTGGCAGACGGACCCAGTTGCTTCATCAACGCCGATACGTCATCGATAGATGCGCTTGGGCTGATGACGTACTTCTCTATGAACTTCTCCGGCGCAATCTTCGCCCCAGGTTCCACTGCCGCCTTCATTGCCGGGGTTGCATCAAGCACGTCGAACCGCTGCTTTGCCAAGCCCCGAGCGGCATCGAATGCGCCCTTCGCCGCCTCGCCTACGTTGTCCGCAATGGGCGCGTTGTTGAGCGCATCACGCACTTTGCCGATTGCCATGCTTTGCGGAGAACCCGGCCCCGCCGTTCGTTGAGCCGCAGACATAACGCGATCTATCTGCACCGCCGTGTTGACGTTGAATGGGATCTTCCCGGATGAAACATCATTAAGGATCGTCCGAACTTCTGCCGGTAGATACGCCCCTAGCATTCCGTCATCTAGCGAGAGATTCGCTTGCCTCGAAAACGTCGACGCATCCATCGGGGCCGCTCGCCCGAGATGATCTTTTGCCACGGCATAAGCGCCGTCTACGGTAAAGCGCATCGCCTTGTCAGTGTCACGCAACGAACTGATGTTCGCCCGTCCTACGTCGTAGGGGTCAACGCTTTCAGCGCCCGTGCGTAGCACCCTATCGTCCATGCCTTCCACTAAGGCGCGGTTCTGCTGCGTGAATCGTTCTGCGATGTCCTGACCGGCTTCAGTGCGCGCTAGATTTTGCTCCCTGGACCATGCAAGAGGATTGCGAGTAGCTTGCCCTTGCGTAAGTTTGATCCCCTGCGATTCTGCCTTGGCGAGACGCGCTACCGCTGCCGGGTCAAGATCGACGCCAGCCTTGAGCGCACGTCTTGCTTCCTCGACGAGCCCGTTGCGGACTTCTTTCGATAGATTGTCGAAGTCGATGTTTTCTTTTTGCAGTTCGATCTTCAGTTGATTGGCAACGGATGACTGCGAGGTCTGCCCGGTCATCGTCTTGGCCGCGCCCTTGAACTTCGACGCGAGCCCGTTCACCGTCGCAGCCAATCCGCGAAACATCGGCTCGATGACGGCTGGAGCAGCAAAGGCCAAAGCAGTACCGATTCCGGTCTGAATTCCTTTCCCGAGCCAAAAGTTATCGGGATCGTTTTCGTACGGAGTCATTGCCGCCGATAGTCCGCCGACTTTTGCGCTTTGCGCCATTCTCCCGACTAAACTTGGCGCAGCCTGAGATTGCGTCATGCCGATAGCAGGAATCGCTCGGCCGAATGCCCTGCTGATCTCTACGCTATCTTGCGCATTAGGGACCGCGCTGCGATAGGCATCTTCGCGCATCTGCATGTACGAGTTCATTGCGCTCTTGGCGCCTTCCGGCATGAACGGAAGGTTAGCAACCGCTTGAGCGGTGCCTACGCCATAGTCTGCAATGCCTTTGACAAGACCGAGAGCGCCGCCCGCCGCATACTCAGGCACCATCTTTGCCGTATCAGAAACCGCCCCCATGTTGATGCCGCGCGGCTGTTGTACTGGAGCCGTCGGCGCTTGCTTCGCGGGCTTTGGTGCTAGAAGGTCGCTTGCGAAATCTTCCATGTCATTGCTCGTAAACTAGGCCGAATTCTTCGGCGAGGCGTCGTCGCACCATGCGACCGATCTCCTGCTCTTGCATGCTTGGATTGCCGGACTGTATCTCGCTCTTAATCTGCGCCCCCCGGTCGTTCATAATCTTCGGCATCTGATCTAACTGCACCTGACCAAGTGAGAACCCTTGACGCTTGATGTAAGAGCGTCGAGCCGTCGCCATGCGAAGATCCTTCGTCACTGCGTCCATCTTCGCCTTGAACTCAGTCGGGGAATCGCCGTCCCACATCCCCGTGCCCGCAAACGGGATTGCCTTCGTCAAGCGTTCTGCTTCTGCCTCAGTCAGTGCCGCGCCGGTCATTGCCTTGATGTACTGATTCAGCGCATTGGCAGATCGCCCACGGTAGCGCGTGAAGTCTTCCAGCAACGCCTTATCGTCTTTCGTCACGCCTAATCCAAGCCGCTCCTTCATGCCGGTTTTGAGCGCATTCCAGCGCGTTCCTAGTGTCTGGAACTCCGGTCGATATTCCTGCTGGATCGCGGTCATACCGGACATCATCTGTCCCGCGTCCAATATGCCTTGATCGTTCGTATTCTGCGCAGCCTGCCCCGGAATTAACGGAGAACTGATAGTTAGCGATGGTCCCTGCGCCGCCCCGGCTCTATTGAGCCCCGCCTGCCGTTGATACAGTTCCTCGTTAACGCTGCCGTCTGCATTGAGCCATGCGGGACGTGACCCCGGCGCAGCCGTCTTCTCAGCCTGAAACACCGGCTGTACCTGCTGCGTGACAGGATCTCGCACGAAGCCCGCCTGCTGCCCGCCGAGGTCAGTCTGGAAGAACTGCGGGTTAATCCCCGTCTTCGACCGTAGCGCCGCTTCTCTCTGTGGCCCCTCCGGCAGCGCATTGATCATCCGCAGATCGGACGGCATCTCGTAGTTCTTCTCAAGCACTTTCGACAACGATCCCGGCCCGCCCATCGTGAACAATGCGCGCACCTGATTCGCAGGCATCCCGAGCATCCCTTGGATCACGTCGTCAGGCTGCGACAGCAACCCCTGCATGCGTTCCTGCGCCTCGACTTGCTGTTGCGCTTGGCGCTGCCGCTCAGCCAATTGCGCCTGCATAGCGTTGCGCTGCATGTCCTGGGTTTGCATGTTGGACAGCATCCCCATCCCCTGCAAAGCTCGCATGTTTCGGTCCTGCGAGGATTGCATCCCCTGGAGATACCCGGCATACCCCGGTCCGTACAGTTGCGAGAGATCCATGTATCGCTCCTAAGGCAAGCCGAACTGCTGGCGGAACATCCGTTTCATCATATCGTCCATACTGTTGTCGCTCGTCAGCCCGGAGATCGTGTTGCCAGCAATGGCATACGGTTGCCCCGACGTGCTGGCGATCTGCTGCCCAAGATTCGCTTGTATGCCCTGCCCCGACAGCCCGAGCGATCCGAGCGAGTTCACCGTATTGGAGTAACGGTCATAGAGCGCCCCGGTCGCCAAGCCCTGCGCAGTCGGCGACACGCCCGGATTGCCAAACTTCGTCGACAGTGCGCGCATGGTTGCGTTTGCCGCGCCGGTCGCCTCCGGGCTGGTGTAGAACGATTCTGGATTGTTCAGGTAGCCGACAGCCTTGTTCAGGAACGGCGCACGCTGCCCGGTCATCTGCGCTTGCAAATCCTTGAGCGCATCGGACTGCTGCTTGCTGCCGAGCAGGCCAATTCCTGCGCCGCCCAGTTGCCCGAGCATGCCGAGCGTGTTCTGGTCAACGTCGAGGTTGAACTTGTCTTTCAGGAATTTGGATAGGCCCGTCTTGGCGGCTTGCTGGGCAACGGCCCCGCCCGTTCCGCCTGCTGTTTGAGCCACATTCCATCCGGCAGAAGCGTCCCCGGTAAACCCGGACGCTGCATTCGGATCGAAAATGTCGGATGCCCAATTGATACCATCAGCGATGGCGCCACCCGTCCCGCCAGAAGTTCCGGCAACATTCCACCCGGCTGACGCATCCCCGGTAAACGTGGAAAGCGCGTCCGGGTTGAAAATGTCCGACGCCCAATTGATTCCTTCCAATGCCCCGGCGCCAGCACCTTCACCCGCAAGCCCGGCTACGTTCCATCCCAGGTCAGATACCCCGGATAACGTGCCGCCCTCGCCGATTGCGCCCGCCCATCCGCCGATGCCAGTCTCGCCCGCTGCGGCGGTCGCAGCACCACCGAAAACAGATTCTGTGCCCGGAAGAAATCCACCTAACCCGGCAGCGCCCATCCCAAGGATAAGCGCCGGGATCACCGACTCAAACCAATCCGGGCCGGGCTCGTAGGAATATGCATTCTTCACGAATGACGGGTCATACGTCGCCGTCTTCCCATCTTCGGAAAACGACAGAGGAAGCCCGCCGTATTGCTGCTGATACTGCGGCAGCGTCAGACCCTTTTGCGCCATGAACGCCTGAAGCCCGGTCATGGGGTCCGGTGACGCCCCGCCCGCCACGCCCAGGCTATTCAGGTATTTCCACAGGTCCGCGCCCTGCGGAAGCTCAATCGTGTTTCCCGGCTGAATGTAATCGCCAGCGGATCGGCTCTCGGGATTCTGTAGCAGGAAATCAAGCTCGTCGGCGCTCCAGTTGCCATCGTTGCGCATCTGCGCAAGTTGCTCCTGCCACCGCCTCATTGCTCGCGCTTCGGTTGCATCGCTCATCGTGTACCCCTAAAGAACAAGCCAGCCTGCGCCGTGCTCGTAAACTAGACTTTGCCCTGCGTTAAGCGCCGTTTTCTTCAACCGCGTCGTCACCGTGCCCGTCGAGTTGTAAACCTGAACAGTCGCCGTAACGCTAACCGTGTCGTAGTTGTAGACGCAGATGTGCTCAATCATTCGCGTGACGTTCGTGTTCGCCGGAGACGCGACCGCTGTTACAGCCGTTGCACCATTGGTGTTTTGAACACGCGCTGCCCGCTTGTATTCTTCCGTGCCTGACTTGGTTTGCGACAGCACGTCGTAGTAGACGCAGTAGCATTGCGCTTCGTTCGTGGTCACTGCGCCCGCCAGAACGACTTGCAAAGATATGGTCGTACCGTCAAGCGCAATCATATGGTCCCCTGATCCGCTTCAAGGTCGATTGCCTCGATCCCGTGTGGCCGATTGGATACACCCGACAGTCCGGTGATCTTGATCGAGATTGCCTTACCCGTACCGAGCTTCCTGATCTGCTGCTTCGTCTGACTCGCGTCAATGGTCCGCGCCGTCGAGAAGTTCTTGTAGTTGTCCGTGGACCACGACACGCTGAGATTGAGCGTAGACGCCGCACGGTCGCCGACAATGGACAGCCGATTGAACCGCTTCACGTTCGAGCTATCGAAATCGATCTCGCCCGTCTGGATCGTTCCCGAGGCCGGAGCGGCGGCATTCGTCACCGTCTGCGTGGAATCCGATCCCACGAACCGCGCACCGTGCGCCGATGGGTTATCGATGGTGTCGGATTGCGTCATGCCGTATTCAAGCGCCCACGGATGCCACATATTGACGTTGCTGTGCCACACGTAGCAGCTCGTCGCATTCGCCCCGGATGTCACCGCCAGCACCGGCACGCCGTAGGACGACAGCACATTGAGCCGCGCATTCGTCAGATCCGTCGCCGTGAGCCACGCATCCATCGTCTGATCGGATATGCGCCGAGGCTTCAGCCCGTCCATCAGGTACACCCCAGGCAGTCCACGCTCCTTGCCGACAAACGCCACCGTGTCGCCGAATTCACAATAGGCGTACTGGTTCACGCAGCCGACGTGTGAGGTTCCTTCCTGAACCCGAGTCAACGAACTCCCGACCGGGTTGCCTGTGTTCTGGAACATCTCCACCGACGACGACGACAGCGCCAGCAGGCCATTGCCATAGCGCACGCAGCCGATGCCTAGATCGATGGTTTCCTGCGTGACGATGAAGTTCAGCGGATCGTAGGACGCGATGTTGTTGATGTCGCTCCCCCAAATCTGCCCCGTCGTGTCCATCTGATACGCGATGCCATCCAGCACCGCGAACCGCCCGGTCGGAACTCGGCTCGGCGTGGCGTTGCCCGGATAGTCGGTATCGAGGATCTTCGCAATCGGCGTTCGGGTGATCGACTGCGCCGCAGCAGTAGCCGTCGCCGCTTGTGAGATCGTGATCGTTGCCCCGCTAATTGCCGTAATGACGGTGCCGCCTGGAATGTTCGCGTGCGTGACCGTCTGCCCGACGTAAACGCCTGCGGTACTGACGACGTTTGTGATCGACGTGTTGCTGTTCAGATCTCCGGTAAACGTCGGCGAACCCGTACCCGCGTCCGATGGGTAATACCACGCCGTCTTGTCCGTGCTCGAAATCAGCAGCGTAGCCACGGACGCGAACGCCTCGTCGATAAACTTGGCCTGCCCGGTAATCGTACCCAGGCTCGCGGATGTGCTGTAGATCGTGCTGTTGGTCGAGCCGAACGCGGTAATTGGCGTCCCCGACTGATAGCGCCACAGCCGGATTGCCGTACCCGCGCCGCTCGCTGACGCAGGCGAACCCGCCAGCGCATACGACTGCCGCCCGTAAACGCGAGGCGTCGTGCGTCCCGTGGCCTCGTTCTTGTAGACCGTAAATGTACAGTCCTTAAAGCTCTGATCCTTGCCGGTTCCGTAGAGCGCAGTGTTCGTGGAGTCTCGGCTGGCAAGCGATCCGATGAGCGGGATTCTCATAGATCGGAACTCGCCGTGCGGAGTTCTGCGCGCTTGAGCGTGATCTCCGCTTGAATCGAGGCCACATCCGCTTGCAGCAACGCGCGCCGAGCGTTTACGTCGCTTAGTTCCTCCTGCGTCGTCTTCAGACGATCGCGCAGCACGCGAAGCTCTGCCGCCACGTCTAGGGCTTGATTAAGTGGCACGCTCGTTTACCTCCACGACCTTGTGGTACTCGTCCCACCACTCGGTCGAATGGTCGCAGTCCTCATAAGACGAGATCGCCGGAATCGCCAGCGTAAAGTGCAACAGTTTGGCGTCGTCGTTGTGGTCGTACTCGTCAACGAGATGGTTCCATGCGGGCGGCAATGCCTGGATGCGCTCGTCCTTGAGCCACGAGAAACGGTGCAAAAACTTGCTGTCCTTCTCCGCGATGTATTGCGGCGTCAGGATGTGATTGGGATGGTTGCCGCAGTTCCACAGGACAACGCTGCTCCAGTTCTTGCGCGGGTAGTCCTCATTCTTCTGCCCGAAATACTTGGTCGGGTATTTGGTCTTGTAGTCGTGCTGGACAACGGCCACATCCACATCGTTGCTCATCAGGTCGAACAGCTTCGCCACGTCATCCCGAAAGATCATGTCGCCGTCGATGAACAGCGCGCGACCCTGGAACCCGCACAAATACGGCACGAGGAAACGCGAGTGAACGAACTGATTCGTGCCCTTGTGCGTCTCGGTGTAGAAGCTCGACAGGGTATTGAGCGCAAGCGGCGTGATGCTCACCGGAACCGAAGCATGCCGGATGATCGAGTTGCAACAGACGTGATACGCCAACGCCTCGCGCGGGTCATAGCCACAGAAGATTTTCAGCGGATACATTAGAACTCGACCTCGCTTCCTTCATAACCTTCGGTGTTCACCTCGTTCAACAGGTCATTGCGGATCTGCTGATACTTCGCTTCCCACACTTGCAACCGAGCATCCTGCCCGACGAACGGGATCGCTTCGGCCACGGATGCCGCCAGATACAGGTCAGGATGCACGCGGAACACTTCGTTGAACGTCAGCGTCGTGGTCAACGTCATGCGCCGCCAGTACACGCCCTTTAAGTTGTACGTCGTGCCGCTGTCCGGGTACGGGCCAAAGATGAAATTCGTGCCCTCGCGTGCTACGTAGCCAGGACGCCCGGCAGCATCCCGGTGCGGGTATCGCTCGTAAATAAACCGCGCCGTGCGCTTCTGTAGAAACTTGGTCGGCTGCTCGTTGTTCAGGTAGGCATACTTCAGGTCCACGAAGTCCGCAGGCAACGGGACCACGCCCGCACTGACGGTTGCGGAAATGTCGGCCTCCATCTCGCGGCATCGCACCTCGCGCCCGATCCGCTGGTGCGCCATCAAGATGAGGTCGTCAATCGTCGTGCCGCTGAAGTCGCCGGAGGATGAATCGACCCATGCGAAGATCGCGGTCTTGAGTTCGGAATACGTGCTAATAGCCATGCCTTACCCCTTGCACGCGCGGATGTGGAAATGCGCCCCGCGAGGCTGGAGCGCTTTCCCACACGTCGGACAATTGACGCTGCTGGTGCTTACTTCTTGCCTTTGCCCGGCATTGGCATCGGCTTCTTCGACTTTGAACGCACTTCGGATCACCTCCCTTCGTAGTTGCTCGGCTTCCTGCTCTCGGATGGCGTAAATCTGTCGGCGTCTCATGCGGCCACCTTCATCTGTTTGATCGCTTCCACATGGTCACGCATCCAGTGCTTGCGCTTGCCCTTGTAGTGGACGATGTAGGCGTCCGGGTGCGCGTCGATCTCGACGGCGCTAGACAACACGAGGTTGTGCGTGTGCGACGGATAAACCTGCGTCGAGGTGTAGTTCGGCACCAGCTTCGCCAGCAACACCTGATCCCCGTACCACGCCCAGGCGTCTCGCTGGATGAGCCAGTACAGTTCGCACCACGAGAGCCAGAACGCCACGCCTGCATGCCCTGATCCGTAGAGAACGCCACCGTTGTATATCTGCCCGGCTGCGTTCTTGGGCGGTATCCGCTCCGTTACGGCCACCGGCCCGGCGAAGGCGCCCGTCAAGTCGCGCTGCACCACACAGTCGGAATCCAAGAAGATCGCCTCGCGCCGATCCCGCAGAAAGTGATACTGCGCAATCGTGCGGTCGTACATGAGCGTCTCTTTCGAGCAGTGCCCACGTACCGGCGTCAACGTCCTGAACTGCGTATGAATATCTGTAAGTACGTACAGGTCGGCGGCGGGATTCGTGATCCGCGCCGCTTCCGCAGCAAGCTCGGCCATTGCGGCGTGCTCGTCACCTACTGCGAAAAATACGATGTTCATCGCGGCGTGCCGATCCAGACGAATCGCTTATTCATATCGACGAAGTTCTTCAGCCGCCAGCGCATGCTTAGACGCTCGTGCCACCATTCCCACGGCTCGCAGATCTTGTGCGGGTTCGTTCCATCAGGCAGGAGCTTCTTCGCCGGCACCACGGTGATCGCAGCCATCATCACTTGCAAACTGCATCGGCGCATGTCGTCCAGCACGGCATCCAAACATTCCGGCTCGATGTGCTCCAGCACGTCGGTGCAAGTCACGATGTCGCGCGGCTTCGGCGTCTCGTCGAGTCCTTCAATCGCCGGATCGTAGTTCCAAATCGGGTAGCCGAGCGCCGCTTCGAGCGTCCGCTTTCCGCAGCCGTAGTCGAGGATCGACGCCGTTCGGTACTGATTTGCCAAGCCGCTGACAATATGCGCGTAGGTCTGCCCGATAACGCCGTATTCAGGCCGCTCGTGCATTCGTCGGTTCTGCTCGACGTATTCCTGACTGATCAGCAATGGACTGCTCCACGAAATTGATTTGCTCTGCCCAACCGTTCTTAGCCCGGCACAGTTGCACCGACCGATACCACGGCATGTCACCCGTGAGTCCATAGCGCCAGTGCGGCGCGGGACCGATGATCGCGTAGGTCTTCGCCCCGACAGCACCGGCTACATGGACCGCCGTCTGCTGAACCGTGACCACGTAATCGACTGCGGCGAACAGCGCCGCCTGCGCTGCAAGATCCTCGCCGACGCACAGGTTGTCCAGACGCACGAGCCCGGCTTCCTCGCGCTGCTGCGCCAGCACCGGATTCGTGTGCTCGTATTGCGCCGAGACGCAGGTGAACCGATTGCGGATCGGATCGAGGTCGGCCAGCGATAGCGACCGATCCTTGACCCGCGTCTGCTTCGTGCCACCATGCCATGCGAGCGCCACCCAGGGACGCGGACCGATAGCGGTGAGACGCGCCTTGTAGTGCTCCACGAGTTCCGGGTCAGGCTTCAAGTACGGCGTACCGGGGAACGCATCCACCGAGCGCCGTAGACGCGCTGCAAGGCTCCCGATTGCGATCTTCGCTGTGTAGGTCTTGTCGTCGTCAGGCTCTGAGATGACCCGGATCTGCGGCCACGTCTTGCGCGCGATCTCGCACACACGCGGGTTGAGTTCTATCGTCACTTGCTTGGCAAGCGGCAGCACATCCGGCACGCACGACATGAACATGATCTCGTCGCCCACACCCTGCTCGCCGTGAATGTAGAGATGGTCGGTCGGCTCGAAATCCCACCACGGAACGTCAATCGATAGCCTGCGGTCCCAGGTCGGAAGTTGCTGCCTGTATTCGTACTTGTCCCAACCCTCTGCCCACTTGCCTTGCGTGAGCAGTGCGAGCCCCATCGACCAGTGAGCATGGACGTTCGTGCTGTCGCACTTCAGCGCACGCCGCAACCACTTCAACGCGGTGTCCGGTTGCGCCCGGTCGGAGTACAACGTCGCCATGTTCGAGCACACTTCGCTCGTGTCGCCTTCAATGGCGAGTGCACGATTCCAAGCCTTGATTGCTTCGTCGTAGCGATCTTCCTTGCGGAACCCGACGCCCAGGTTGCACCAAGCTTGCGCGTTCGACGGGTTGCGGTCGAGCAGGTTTGTTAGCAGGTTGATGGCGAGGCCGGAGTATTCCTGCCGCAGATAGAGATCGGAGAGCAGATACAGCGTCCCCTCGTGGAACGGAGACAGGTTCAGCACGCAGTTATACATATGGGCAGCGCGCCCATAGTCCCCCTGTTTATGGAGGTCTAGGGCGCGCTCAAGCGTCTGCTGAATGACGCTCATCTCAGATTAGGTCGTGCTTCGACCGTCTGTGACGTAGGTCAGGAACCCTTGGAAACTGAACGAGGCAGTCTCCGAAGGCCCGACCGTGCAGTTCAACGCCAGGACGGCGTTCTGCACTGCTCGATCATCCGAATAGCTGATCTTGGTTACCGGCCCCACGATGCTGTACGACTGCACCGTGCTGGCGTTCGCCGTGATCGAGCCACCCGCTGCACGCAGTGTTGCCAACGTGCTGAACGTGCCAGCGCCTTCGTCGGACAGGAGCAGCAGCGTAAACGTGCTCGCCGCGTTGCCCTGCGTTCCGAAGGTGATCCCGCCACCCGTGACCACCGCGCCATTCGGGATCTTACCGAGCAGGAACATATCCGACACCGTTCCGAACTTGGTCGTCCCCGAGTTGCAATCGAAGGTCAGGACGTTCAGGCCCGCATGGACCTCACGAACCGGTCCAGCATACCCCAAGGTGTAAGTCAGAGTTCTAGCAGCCATGTCTCTATCTCCTTATGGGGCCGGGGCGTAACCGGACATGACGATCGTGGCGTAATCGGACGAGTTGAATTTCGTCTTCTTAACGCCAAAGATCATCCCGGCCGACACGCCCAGTTGGTTGCCGTAGTCGAACATTTCTTCCTCCCACGACATCTTCGTCGCGGAGCCGTTCTGTCCGACCGCCACTGCCAGCGCCTGCGCGCCGCAGAACACACCACGACGGTACGAGGTCGAGGACGAGACGGTGCTCTTGACCACGGGCAGGTAGGGCCACTCGTAGACAATCACGCCGTTGTAGATGAACTCGCCACCGGTGAGGATCGGGTTGTCGCTGATCTTCCCGCCCGTCAGTTGCGCCTTCTGCACGTCGAAGAAGTTGCCCGCCGTGCTGGCGTCCTGTCGAAGCTGGTTGATCTGGTACGGGTGCAGGAAGCACACGTACAGCGATTTGCCGTCGACCCGAATCGGACGAATGCGAGGCGTCTGCGTCTTGGCAATCGCAGCGGCCTTGTCCAGATCGGACAACTTGATCGCGTGCGTGGTCGTTGCCGACAGAGACGATTCGGCATCGTGCCCACCGCCAACCAGAATCCGCTTGGTGCCGGATACCGTGGACGGCTCCAGCGCCGCGTTGTTGCCGGTGTAGCGCGTGTCGGATTGGTCGGCGTAGCCCGCGAGTTGATTGGCGATGCTGACCTCAAGACGCTCGAACCACCAGTCCTCGGCGGCGCTGCGAAGTTCTTCGCGGACGCTGAACGGCACACGCTGCTCGCTCATCCTGCCGCCCGTGCGGAACGCATGGCGAAGCTGATTGACGAGAAGTGCGTCGTTGTAGGTCAGCAGAGCTTCTTCGTTGCCCTCCAGGGTTGCGTCACCCTGAATGCCCGCGCCGACCGGCAATCCACGCAGGCCGATGGTGATCTGGTCACCGGGGCCTTTGCTGGTTTCTTCCTTGATCTGAAACAGGCTGTTGGAACCTTTGCCGATGAAGCGCCCGTAGTAGCCTTTGCCTACCACGTCTTCGTACAGCTTGCGGGACCACAGCTTGACGGCGAGTGGGTGACCCACTCCAAAATCTGTCGTTGCCATGAGGTTTCCTTTGTGAATGGAGAATCGGGTTGACGCGATCACGCTTCGTCTTGCGATTCGTCCACTCACGCGGGACGCAACGAATCCGGTTTATAGCCTCGGGCGGCTGTCCGGTGTTAACGCCTCCGGGGCGATTCCGAGTTAGAGCCTCGGCAGCTTATGCGCTCAGTTGGGAAATGTTGTCATCCCAATTGGCCGCGAACTTCTTGAAATCTGCGTCCGACATATTTGCCACGTACTCCGCAGTCATTGCCGGAACCGGACGCCCTGGTACTTGTGACAACGACTTGCTCGATTTTATCCCATCTGCCACGTTTTGTAGCTTTTGTGTCGCATTTTCCGCAGGCGCTTTTGCCTTGGGCTTGATGCCCTTGGCAATCGCGGTCTGATAGACCATCTGCGCCGGGTTCACGCCCATCTGCGCGGCAGTCAACGCGAGCAGTTGTTCTTCCTGCTGCACCTTGGCGACGATCTGCTGCGGCGTCATTCCTGCGTCGGCCAGTTCGGTCTGCCTGGATTCGATGAACGCCGAATAGGTTTCCATGAAGTCGGGCTGCGACTGCGAGAACGCCGCCGCCTGCGTCTGATACCAGTTGGCAAACTGAGCCTGTCGCGCGCTGTCCTCGCTTTGCCGCTTGATGGCTGCGAGTTCTTCCTTGGCCGTCGTCACTTCGTGCCGTAGATTCTCGGCCGGGTTTTCCTCGAACGCCGGAACCTGCGCCTGCGCCTGCGGATTCAACCGGGATTCGATCTGCGCGCGCCAATGTGCGAACTCCTGCCGCTCCTGATTGAGCCGAGCAAGCTGAGACTTCAGTTCCTTCGCCTGCGCCCGAGCCTCATGCAGCGCCTCCAGCGGCACCAGTTTAGGCTTGGCCGGTTCTGCTGCCTCCGTCGCCTCCGGTTGCGTCTCTGCCACTTCCGTCGCCTCGGCGACCGGCGTCTCGGCCTCCGGCGCTTCCGGTGCCGTCTCGCCCTGCGTCTCGAAGAATGCTTGCTCTTGCTGCGTCAATTCGCTCATGTGTGTCCTTGTTACGTTAGGAGAACGATTACGGCTTCGTCTTCTTCGATCTCGTCCACCCGCCGCGTGATGGTGGTCATCAGGTTCGAGATCGTCTTACGCTGCGAGGCGGTTGCTAGTTCCACAGCCTCTCGCAGTATTTGCTGCTCTGCCAATAGATCGTAGATGCTGTCGATAGAAGCGATGTATTCGCGTTCTTGCCGCAGCGCCTCGCTCGACACTTTTTTTTTGAGCCGTCAAGCTCGTAGATCGGGCGGCGACTGCGCCTACGCCGTCCGATCAATTCCTGCACGGCAGATGCGCTTACGGTCGGTGCCACGGCCGAAACCGCTATATCCACGGACGGCACATCGACCGTCACGCCAACGCCAGCACCCGCAGAAACAGTCGGAGCAAGCGCAGCGATTGCCACATCCACCGCAGGAACGATTACCGACTTGCCTGCCGATACGGATGGCGCGACCGCTGCTATGGCGATGTTTGCCGCAGGGATTGCGACCGATGCGCCTACCCTGATCGACGGCGCAACCCCTGCAAGCGTAATGTTCGCAGCCGGAACTGAGATCGATTTGCCCGCTGCAACGCTTGGCGCAACGCCTGCAATCGTGATATTCGCTGCGGGCGCATTGATCGTTACGCCACTTGCGGTCGCCACCGCAATCGGCATCGGCACATCATTGTCCGACCCCGCGACCAGCGACCCATCCCACCCGGTCGTCGTGCCCTTAAATGCCAGCCATTGATTGTCGAAGCGATTCGTGCTCACGCGCTAGCCCCAGGCGAATTCAAGGAAGCCGCCTAAAAGCGTGTTACTCGTGTTTGACGCAAACCGGATCATCGTCAAGCAAGGCAACGCGCCCGCAGTTTCCGTAATCCTGCGCATTCCTCCCGCCTGCGAGGGTGTCGTGCGCTCAACGGATTGATTCGCCAGCACCCCCATGAACATGATCGGCTTGTAGATGATCCCCGCCATCACGCCGGATGTGATCGTGCCTGCAATGATGCATGCCTCGATTTTCCGTACTCCGGTATCTGGCGAGGCCAATCGGATCATCGGCCCGTCTTGCACAGGCAGCATGCGTCCTGCGGGCGAGGCGGTCGTTACCGAGATTGTGCCCGTAGAATTGCCGGTATTGTTTGCCTGATCCGTGTACGTGATCGCAATCGTCGGAACCGTACCGCCAACCAAAGCGGTAGTCACGACTAGCGACATGCAAAGCCCTTCGCCGGTCGTCCACCTTGGTAAAGCCGTCGTCGAGATGTCTTGGCTGGTGCCCGTTGCTGCGTTAATACTGCCAGCTCCGACGAGCAAATCGACAACGCCCACGATTTGCTGGTTTATCTGCGAGGGCTGAGAGTGCAGCGAAACATTAGTGAGATAGCAATGGTCGCTGCCGCCGATGTTTGCAGTTCCAGGAGACACCATCGATCCGACCGATGATCCCGTGAAAGCACTGCCGCCCGGAATCGTTGCAAACGTGCCCGCAGTCGGAAGCCCCGCTAACGCAAATTCAAATTGCCAAAAACTGGCACTTACGGCACTGGATGACCGTAGAAATGACACCTGCGCCGACTTCCCCGCATTGATCGCGGTGACAATTTGATCCCAGGATGTCAGCGCCGCTCGCATCTGCTTCATGGTTCGGATCACGTCCGAATGATCCGAGATACGACGCGCAATCGGTGCCAAGACATCCGCGCCGAATCGTCCGTTCGATACTTCCCGCGCCGTGCGTTCGTACTCCACGCTCTCACGCAGCGCCAAATCCAACGAGCGGCTATAGGCTGGATTTACGTACAGACCACGCTCGCGCGTCATGTAGCCCAACTCGCCCATGCCGTCGATTCCCCACGGCACAGGGGCACACTTGCCCTGCAATCCGCTGGCGACCTTGCGCAGTTCGTCGAGGATCATGAGTAAACGAACTCCAGCCACTGCAAGATTATTCCCGTGCTCGTTGTAGAGGCGAGCACGAACGATCCGACGAATGGCAATTCTCCTCCGACCGCCGATGTCAGTTGCTTGATGCCAGACAATTGCGCAGGCGTGCTGCGTTCGTTCCACAGGTTAACCGTCAGCGTCGGGCACACCACCAGCGGCTTGTAGATCAGCGCCGCCATAACACCCGACCCCGTCATCGACGCCGACAGGATGCAGCCCTCGATTGTGCGTACACCATAGTCGCCGGTTGCGAGTCGGATCATCGGACCATCGAGGACAGGCACGAGGCGACCCGTCGCTGCGCTCGTCGTCAACGCAATCGCGCCGGTACTGTTCGCCGTATTCCCGGCTTGGTCCGTATAGCTGATCGTGATATTCGCCGCTGTCGCCCCGAGCGCCGCCGTGACCTCCAGCGTCATCGCCAGCCCCTCGCCGGATGTCCAGCGAGAGAGCGATGTCGTGCTGATGTTCTGAGACGTGGCCGATGTCGCCGAAATGTTGCCCGCTGAAACCAGCACATCCACGTACATGTGGACGTTTGAACCGGTCACATGGTTCGCTGCCGCGTTCGTCAGGTACAAGTGATCCGAGCCGCCGATAGTCACCGGTATCGGAACCGCGCCCGTCGTCGCGCTCGTCATGCGTCCGCCGCCTGGGATGTTGCTGTAGCTCGCCGCAGTCGGATTGCCGTTTGTACGCAGGAAAGATGACCAGTTATTCGCAACGGTCGTCTGCGATGCTTTGACGCCGAAGTAGTCGAAATACTGCCCATTCCCTCGCGCATCGATCACATCATTGAACGACGTAATCGCGCCTTGCATCTGCTTGATCGCTCGCACAGCATCGGTCGTGTCCGATACCCGCTTCGATGCGGCCAGTAATGCCTCGGCAGGCAATCGCCCATCGCTCACATCCGCTGCCAACAGGTCTATCTTGGCCTGATCTCGCAGCATGGAGTCGATGGGATTGCGATACGCCGTGTTGATGTATACGCCGTGGTCCGACGACAGATGACCCACTGGGCCAATGCTCGGCCACACCAGCGGCACAGGCGCAGTCCTCGGTTGCAACCCGCGCGATAGCTTCTGCAATTCCTGGAGGATGTTCATGCTTCGATGGCCGTCCGAACGTCTACCAGCGCGTCCGTGATGAGGTTGATCGCGTCCTTGTCACCGTGGATGACCGCAGCAGCCGCAAGCGTCAGCTTCTCATTGAGCGCCAGCAATACCGGGTCCGGTTCCTTGGAATCCTGCTCGACAATCGGCTTCGGTTCCTGCGCCTCGGCCGTCCTGGCATCGTCGCGCACATCCGGCGCAAGTTCCCAAAACTGATGTTCCCACCAGCCATCCGCCCTCGGATCATCCACCTTAACTAGCTCGATCCCGTACTCGTCGCCCACTTCCTGAACGCAGTATGTGATGCTGTTGTCATTGGCTCCTGCCTTGCGCACGATGTCACCGACTTGGAATGTCATGCTGCCTGCCTCTCTCTACGCGCCACACTCACTCGCGAGTGCTTGATGTTGTCGGCCACGTGTTGCATCAGCCCGTCGCCCTCCAGCACGTACCGATACGATTGCGTGTCGCTCACATGCCGCAGAAGGTCTTGCATCTGAAGAATGAGGTTTTTCGTCGTCTTGAACGACCGCCCGTAGACACTCACCTCTATCTCGTTCGGATCGTCGTTAGGATGTGCTCCAGCGTGCTGACGATCACGAAAACTGCAATCCATACCAAGCACGCGGAAATTGCGGTAGCCAAGGCAACTACCGACAGACAGCGCACGAGTCCCGACAGTGGTGCCACCAAGCACCAGCGCAGCGCCATTGTCCACGCTCGCCACATACACCGCTTCCTCGTCGGACTGGTCTGAGTGCCACAGCACGACCTCGTAACCCTTGAGCGCATCGAATACCGCAGGGTCGCAGCACGACGCGATGAAGTACGTGCAGTCCTTGAGCGGACGGCGCAAAAACTCGGCCTTGTGCGGTCTCGGATCACACTCGACATGCGCGCGAGGCACAATGCCCGCCTCAAGGAGCACATCATGCGCGCCGCTCACGCTCCACACGTCACCCGCCGCAGACTCCAGCGTATCCGCCAAGCTCGGCCCGTAGCAGCACAGCACCATCTCGCGGCCATGCGCAGGCAGCACCGGCAGCGTGTCCAGGCCACGAAGCAACGCCGAGCGGATGTTGACGAGCCGCGCTGCTGCGTCTAGGCAGGGTTTGAAGTGGATCGTCATCAGGCGACGGTAAACGTCACGATACCGGACGCATTCCAGATGATCTTGAACTCCGTGGTGTCACCGGCAGACTGCGAACCATCGAGATTGATGTACGCCACAGGCGGATCATTCGCGTCCGTGTCGTTGTAGATCAGCGCATGACTCGCCGTGATGCTGCCGCCGCTCGCGGTCCACGTCACATCACCCGCGTCGAAGGTCGCATCATTCGTCGTCACCGTCGTCACGGTCACACCGGTCAGCGTCTTGGCGTTCTGCGTGTAGCCGAATGCCGTAGACACCTGCGTTGCGCCCGATTCCGCGCCCGCCTTCGTCGTGGCGGTCGCGTCGAACGTGAACGCGGTATAGAGGTTGATCACGTAGCTATCGCCAACCGCGTAGCTGCCATCAGCGAACTTTGCTGCGGTGTGGTTGTAGAGGCTGATCGTCACTGCCATAGGTCACCTATTGAATGGTCGTAGGCTGCAACTCAGCCCCAATCGCGCGCCCGTTTGCATCGCGCACCAAGCGCTTCGGAGCTGCCGCAAGTTCGGCGAGCCGCTGTTGCCCCGCTGCCAGTTCCGCGATGGCCTGTGCGAACTGTGCGTCCCGCTGCTGAAGCGCAGGCCCGAGTCCTTGCAAGCTCTCGACCTGAGATGCCGACACTTCCATGAGCCGTTGCAGCACAGGCGTCAGGCTCTCACCAAGCCCTTTAATCGCCATCTCCGTGTGCGGCACAGCCGCCTGCGATGCCGCGCGCATCTGCTCGGATACTGAATTCGCCATCATCTGCATGCGGTCCAGCGCCGCCTGTAGGTTGGCTTCATACACCTCGACGGCACGCTTACCAGACTCCGTTTCAGCCTTGACCGACGCCAGTTCCCGATCCACCTTGCTCTGCTCGTTGATGCGATACACCTCGACGCTCGCATCTGTCTTGAGCCGGAAGTTTTCCTGTGCGAGCTTTTGCGCGTCCTGCTGTGTCGCCTGGATCACTTGCTGCATCTGCATCATCTGCGCTTGCAACTCAGGCGGGACTTGCTTGTTCTCTTTAATGAACTGCTGCCACTTCTGCACCAGTGCGGCCGGGAGCGGGCTGTACTCCAGCAAGTCAGGCGTGAGCGGAATTCCCGAGTTCTGCAACACGGGCGCCAACTGCGTCATCATGGCGAATACGCGCTCTTTGTTGTTCGGCGAGGTCGGCGCTTCGTCCACGACTACGTCGAACTCCTTCGCCGATTCGTCGCGAATGAGCGGGATGTATTGCGCCCCGTCCTTGCCGAGTACGCGGATTAGCCGCCCGTCGCTGATCTTGTCGCGGATGATCTCGATCATGATCCGCCCTTGGTCCTTGCGGTACAGGCGGATGGCATCGAAGAACACAGCAAGGATCGTCATGCCCGCTTGCTTGCGCATGTTTTCCAGCACGCCGGGCTGATTCGTTCCGACGAGGCCCATGAGTTCCATATTCACGCCGGGCACGTCGTTGATGCTGTTCACCGCGAAGTCCAGCAGCTTGGCGAACCCATCCGGCATTGCGGTCGTGGGCTTGGGCTGGATCTTGCCGCCACTGACCGCGCCAGGATTCGCCCAGGTAATCGTCTCGGCCTTAGCCCATGAGGCTTCCGCGTCGGCGGTCTTTGCGAACGCATCGCGCTCTGCAATCAACCCGCCCTTGGCCGACGAGTTGAGGATGTGCATGATCTGCGACAGCCACTTGTTCGCCCACCGCTGCGGGTCCATCATCAGTGCTACGAGGCCGAACCAAGTGTTATTGTTCCGGTCCCGCGCGCCCGTGATGAGGTGTAGCGTAAAGCCGCTCTGCACCTCCAGCGGCATTGACTCAAGCACCGTGCCGCCGACCATGTAAGCCTTGTAGTAGACCTTCTTGGTCTGCTTCACCATCTGCGGCATAGGCATGCCGAGTGCCGTCATGCGCTCTTGCAAGGAGCGCGCTTGTTCTTCGCTAATGCTCTTGATCTGACCGTCGATGTCTTGGAATCGGTAATACTGCTCCCGCTCCCACCACTGGAAGCACACCAACTCCCGGTGCTTGGGCTGCGTAGCCGAAGGCTGGTCGTCGTTGTAGAGCGGGCGCGTGCTGTCGTGCGGGCTGTCCTGCTCGTCGAGATACGTCTCGCTCGACTTCTCGGGCGGCACGTAATCCGGCCACATCTCGCGGATATCTTCGTCTGACACGCGCTTGATGCGAGCGCACCAACGTCGGTCGCGCAGGTTTTTCTTTCGCGCAACCGGGTCCCAATACAATTCCAGCGGATCGACGCGCTCAATCACCGGCTGGCCGTCTGGATTCTCGTCGTAATCCATCCGCGTCTCGGTGCCGCCGATACCGGAGATCATCAGGTCTTGGAACGACTCCGATTCCTCGTCCTCTGCGTCACAGTTGTCCCTGATCCAATCGGCGGCGCTCGTGTATAGCTCGTTCACCTGCGTATCACCCGGCTCGCGCGGGATGTACTGCACCTGCTGCCGGTTCTGGATCTCCAGACCGATGACCGCATTCACCGTCCTCGCAACTCTGTTGAACACGACCGGAACCTTGCGCTGCTCGATCATCTGCGCTTTGGCTTCTTCCTCCCACTGGTTCCCGGCGTAGAAGTCATACCATTCGCGAGCGTGCATTCGCCATACGGAGGAGTGCTTCTTCGCCTCTTGCAGAGCGGTGCTGATCCATTGTGCGAGGTCGTCGTATGTTTGTTGCATCATGCCACCAGCGCCGGCTGCGTGAGGCCGGTATACCAGTCATCCACGGTCACGCAGTCCACCATTCCCGCCTCGATTTGAGACCGGATCCAAGGAATCACCGATTGCGTCGTGCCCGGTGTCGTCGTCTGGTCGTAGATGGTCGGCGTCACGTAATTGGTGGCCGATCCGCTTACCGTCGCCCCTTGATTCGCCGCGATCTCATGAGCGTACATATGCATCGGCATGCGGTGCCGGATGCCCGTCTCCACGAAAGCCCGAATCTGTGCGACCGTCAACGCACTCGTGATCTGAGGCGAGTAAATTGTTTGCGGATCAGTTGCACCTGATATTGCCAATCCAAGCGCATTGCTTCGTAAATGCGAAAGCCCGCTACCAGCAGACCCCACGCGAATTGATTTCAATCCAGACGCACGCATAACTCGATCACAAATCGCACGCACGCTTTCTGTTGCGTTCACTGTCCCGACAGAATATCCCCACGCCCAATGCCCATCGCCTCGTGTATAGCCACGACCGACCGACCATCGCCGGAAGTTCCCGATTTCGTCTAACTGCTGCTGTTCTCCAAGCGTCTCAAGCCCAACGCCTGAATAACTGTGCCCCGCAATGGCCCATCCGGCAGCGTAGAACGTATCGAGATCAGCAGAAGTGAGGTAGTTAGCGCCGCTGTCGATCACCGAGTAAGGTACGTACAGTGTTCCGGGAATTTCGTACAGATCGTGCGCGACCTTTCCGAGCGTCTTTTGCGAAATGTAAGCGCCATCGTAGGACAACACACACTTCGCACGGGTCGCCCCGCCCACCCACACGCCGCCGACGTACACATCCGGCTTAGTGCCGGACACAGTAACGCGGATACCCACTTGGCTTAGTTTCTTCGTCCGGAAATCCGTGACCGCTCCGGTTCCGGCGACCGTCATCAGGGAAAATGGTACATAGGCCAGCACCCAGCCATTGCCTAGTTCCTGCTGCGCCCAAATGCCGCCGAATATGTAGTTCGTGGTGTCTGCGGTGTTGCTGCCGGGCGAGGTTTCTGGATAGCAATAGACTCTGGTTGCGGTCGATGCCTCCAAGAGAAACGGGTCAGAACACGCAAGCAACACGAACACGCCTTCCGCATCTGACTGCAACGCAAGAGCCGTGGTCTTCGTTACGTTTAACTGTAACGTCGAATCAATGCCGGTCATTTGGATACATGAACGGTCAAGGTAAGTCGCCGCCTGACTTTTTCGCGTGGCCGTTCCAAATTGATCCGCGATGGTGTACCCGCTCGCGGTCATGGCCGCATAGTCGTAAAACACAGTCGGCTCGCGGGCCGGTGCGCTCAATGCCCGAAAGGTAGGCATTACACCGGCCTCCAGAACACGGCGACGAGGTTGTCATCACTCGCATTGCTGCAAGTAATAGTCAAAGCGCCTGCGCTGTTGATAGCGCCGAGAAAGTCCCGGTAACCAACCGTGCCAGCCGGAAGCGTATACGTCTGCGCTGCGCCGTCCGAGTCTGCAAAGCCGGTAATGGCACACGTTCCGGTCAGCGCAGTCGAGATCAGCAGCCCCATCAGATGCGTGTCGCTCACCGCGCCGCCGCCGATAGTTACCGCCGTCGTCTTGCTGATGATCGACAGGTTGCACTCTTGGCGCACCGGCAGGTACGCATTCGTCCCGCTCGACGGGTTGCGCAGGCCGGTGATGTTGCCCTGCTCGGCCACATGCTGCGATCCGCTCGTGGCGTCTACGTCAAAATCCAGTGGGCGCTTAAAGTCTCTAGCCATTCCGATCTCCTACGCAGCCCATGCGCTGCCGTTAGTCCTGCGCTTGCTATACCGCTCCGGCTCCGCGTCCAACAGCGGGAACGTCGCGTTCATGTCCGGGTCCGTGATCCGCGCGAGACAGTCCATACCGTCGTCGTGCGCGCCTACGGGGAATCGGTCGTATTCCTCGACCAAGAACTGCTCAAGGATGTCTATCGTGCGCCCGTCTGAGAGCGTGCGATGCATCGTCGGAGGTGCGTACACCTTGCCCGCTTCGAACAACGGCACGAGGCGTCGGATGCGGTCCTCTTTCTTGAGCGTGCCACCAAGCGGCACGATGTCGAAGCGATAGTTCTCGTGCGCCTGGACGATCTTGACCGCCTCGATGTCGGAATCCTTGCCATACTTCTCATAGCCGACGCGCATCGGTCGCCACTTGCGGTGCAGGCGCATGAGTTCGCGCGCACGCTCGGTCAGGTTCAGCCGGTCGTACAGGAAGTCGAGCAGGTAGTAGTTGCCGTCGTTGTTCAGGCCAACCACCCACATCGCGGTGCGGTCGGATGTTTTCTTCTTCTCGCCTGCCGGATCGACGAGGATGTAGACGTTCATGCCCTCGCCGCTGAGTGAGCTCTGATACCAGCGCAGCCAATCACGTTTGAACTCACGCGACTTGTCACCACTCGGGTTGAGCAGCATCTGACACGAGAACACATACGCGCCCATGTCGCGCCGCTTCTCGGCGACCTTCTCCCGACTCAGCAGCACCGGCTCACCGTCCTCGGTGCCGTCCACCGTGACCGCATGCTTGCGCACCTCGAACGATCCACGCCCGATCACCTCGCGGTACGTGTCCGCGTAGTCGTAGCGCGTGCCGATCATCCGACGCTGCCCACCATCAGCCCCAAGGTTGTAGGACAGTGCGAGCGCGTTTGTCGTCTTGTGGATCATCTCGGGGCTCGTCACGGAGTCAATCGTGACGACATCGTCGTAGACGAGAAGCGCAAAGTGCTTGCCGGTCGGCTGTCCATCGACGAGTCCATGCGCCTCGATGGTTGCTTCCTTGGGGTTGCCCTTGCGCTGGACGACGAGACCGCCGTCCTCTGACCACGTCGGAGCGTCCTTCGATGGATTCGCCCAAAGCACATCGGGGAATAGCTCCTGAAGGAGCGCGTTGCCCTCGAACTCGCGCTTAATCTGCCGCAGGAAGCCCTTTGCGTTCGGCCTCGTGTGGCTGAATATCCCGACCGTAATTTCGGGATCGCATAGAACATTCTGAATAGTGAGCGCAAACGTAATGATCGTGGACTTGTAGTGCTCGCGCGCCCACAGGTCGAGCATTCCATTCGGCTGCGCCTGGACTTCGCGGCATCGGTCAAGCAACCATTGCCGTTCAAGATCCGCCCGCCTCAGACCGTACCGGAGCAGGTAGTACAGATCCGTCCGCATCAGGTTGCGCAGATGGTGTATCTGCTCCGGCCCTGAGCAGTGCGCCAAGGAATTCTGCAGTCGCTGGTAGGACTCGATGGTCGATAGTGCCGGATGTGGTAATGCCAATGGAGCCGCCTCCCTCTCCGGCATGCTCTACCGCCTGCTTAGGCTTACCGTCCAGCCTGTCGGCCACCTCACGGATGGCTTGGATGTCGCCGTCCTCGGCCAGCGTCACGAGCTTGTCGGCGATGGCCTCAAGTCGTTTCAGCCGCTCGTGCCGCCCCGGCAGTTGGAGCGCGCGATTGATCGCGTCCGCGAACATGCGGCCCTTGCTGGCGTTCTGATTTCCGAGCGGTGCAGGCACGTTATTTCAACGATAACCCGTTGTCCCGCAATGCGGTATCCGCGCACCATACCACTGTATGCGTTAACAGTGGTTTGCATTTGCCCTATCCATCAAAATAATTTGTACCGCATGGTCGCCATTGGGCTTGCGTCGGCCTGTTCGCCAGTACCAGAGCGTGACGCGTGAAACATTGAGCAACGCGCGAATGTTGACCTTGCGGCGTTCCAGGCGGGCGATGATGGCTGGCCAGTCGGTCATTTAGCCGCCTTCAATTCCCTGATCCGAGCGCGCAGTTCCTTGACCAGCTTCTCGGCCGCAATTGCGCGGGTTTGCTGCCGCCCCTCTTGGGCCATCACATCATCGCGCACGCCATTTCGATTCTCGTAGATTGCCTGCGCGTCTCGTTGTTCCCCGCAAAAATGGTTGTGAGCGACCGAAACCCATGTCGGATAGCGCGTGCATTGCCCTGGTGACTTCCACTCACGCGGCTTATCTCTCAGCAAGAACATGCAGTCGTGACACGACATCACAGCACCCCCCACCGCCACTTGCGCGCACTCATCGGCTCGCACGGTGCGCCGTCGGGTTGCTGCGTTCCCAGGCGGGGGTCTAAATTGGCAGTGGTATGAGCTTCCCCAACCAGAAGCCGAGATACATCGCCGCGAACAGAATTGCAGGCATTAACGCCACTGCGACTAGTTCCCAATCTACTTTCATCCTTCCCCTTTCGCAGTCGTTTGATTTCGTCGGTCAACCTCTCCACCTCCGCCCGCAGCGCGTCGTGCTCGGCGACGGTGAGGAGGACAGTGCCCATACCGGCATGCAAACTCTCAAAGTCGTCTAACGGCATTCCGCCACCACAGGCCCATTGCTCGTAAACCTTTGCTGCCGCATCGCTGACATGCTTGCGCTCCGGCTCGGCGCGCGTGATCGTCACCGTATCCACCTGCACGCCCGGATCGCGTAGCGTGATCGGCGCCGACGAATAGGCCGTCTTGATCTCGTCCGTTCGCGGATTCCATTCGATGCCGATCTCCATCGGAGCCGACATCATGTGCGCCTCTGTCTCGACGTTCCCCGTATTGGGATCGTCCAGCGTGGAACTCAGCAAATACGCTTGCGTTTCACCCTGCCACGAATGAGTACGCAAGTCGTGCCACCCGTCATCCCTGCCACACACATCGCATCTCTCGCTCATCGCCGCTCCTGAAAAATGTTCGTTAACCGTGCGGTCACGCTAGAACGCGCTAGAAACGCTCGGAAAGCCATCAGGCTACCCACCTAGCTTGCCATCCCTGGCGCGCGCTTCTAGGTCGTTACCGCGCGCCTTAGCGGGCATGTTTCGCTGGTATCTATCCCACAGCGAAGGCGCAACCCGCTGTGCAAAGTCCTCCGGGCACCCCGACTCGACCATGATCGCAATCCGTTCCTCGATCCACTCCTGCCTCGATAGCTCGGCGTCGGTCATCATCCCCTCGCATTCAATCCCGCAGCCCCGAGCACGACCCTGCCCCAAAGCTCCAAAGCCAGCGTCTCCTGCACGCATTCCGGCATCCCCATCGCCCGCTCCAGTTCGGACGCATCCGGCGCCGTGGTCCGTGGCACGAGCTGCTCGAAAAACGGCTCGATTGGCCCGGTCGTCTCGTAGATCGCCTCGTTCCCGTTGCCGCCAGTCCTGACTGAGGAGATCGCCCCGATCCGGCGCAGGGTGACGATGGAGTTCCGCAAGTCGGCCACGCGGTGATCGGGCATGGCGGTGCGGATCGTCTTGAGGCGGGTGTTTCCCGCTGCGATGGCTCGGAGTACGTCGCAACTGCGTAACCGCGAGACTAGGTAAGCGTCGTGGTTCATTTCGTTCCCTCCTTGCGTTGTCCAAACTTCACCGCCGCCCGGTCCATCACGGCTTCCCAATCCTCGCGCATCCGGTAGGTCTTGCCGTCGACCTTGACCGTGCCGTGATCGAATGCGTCCCTGGCGGCTTGGGCTTCGGCGGTCATGCGCTCGATGAGCGACGTACGTGCTCTGCTCTTACCCCTGCTGCTATCACCACCCCCTGCCTGCTCTGCTGCTACCATCCCCCCGGTGTAACCGGGGGTGGTAGAAGCAAGCAGACAGTTCGGAGCGGTGTTAGCATTTTCTTTAGTGGTGGTAGCAGATGGTGTTAGCACTTTTATTCCCCTTGTTGCGATGCGGAATCGATCACAATTAGCCCCTCTTTCGGCATCCGGTTGGCCTTCTTGCCGACCACTTCGCGGCGGATATTCCCCGACATGAGTAGCTGCCGCATGCCGCGCTCGAGCGTGCGCTTGTCGTGGCCTTGGGCAAGCTGGTAGCGCATCAGGTTGGCCACTAGATAGTTCTTCCCGTACTGTTCGATCGACTCGATACCTCTTGAGCGCAGAGCCTGTAGCCCCTCGAGCACGACCTTGCGCACTGCCTGCTCTCGCAGCGCCCCGACCACGGTACCGCCGTCCTGGCGGTCTTCTTCGACGTGGAAGACGCGATCACCAACCCGCAACCGCATCACGTCGTCGGCGCTGTAGTTGGATTTGCGCTTGGCTAAAACGCGCATGTCGCCGGCTTCTTCGGACTCGTCCTCTTGCGCGTCGGGCAGTTGCCGGCCCAGGAACCAGCGCATGCGGACAGCGTTCTCCCAGGCTGTAGAGCCGGCGTATTCGCTGCCCTGGGACTTGGCGACGTGACCGATCAGCATCGGGCACCACGGCCGGTCGAGGATCAGCCCGCACAGCCCCGCGGCGAACATCGTCACCGCGGCGCGGTCGTTCTCGCTGGCGGCAAATACGTGCGCGAGGTTGTCCAGAATCAGTAGGTCGATGTGCAGGTCGTTGAGTTGCTGGCGCAGGATCTCGACTGTCGGTGTCCATGCCGGTCGGCCGTAGGCCGTGGCGAGGATGGTGTTGTCCAGGCCGAGCCGGGCGTCGATGTAGAGATTGTCTGCCAGCGTATCGAGCGGTCGCCCGAGTGATGCAGATATCGAGTGTAGGCGGCGGTGCAGTTCGTCCCGATCGTCCTCGCAGGCCCAATACAGCACCCGGAGCGGCCGCGCTGCCCGTCCGATGATGGGCTTGCCGGCTGCGCACCCCGCGGCGATCTGCATGGCCAGCAGTGACTTCCCGATGCCGCCGCGGCCCGACAATAGCGTGGGGTGCGGTGACAGCCAACCCGGCACCCACCACTCAAACGGGGGCGGGTCGATCGACTGTAGGTGCTTCAGGTCGAGCAGTCTCGAGGCAGGAAGGTCTGCGAGCGGTGGTTTGTCGTCTGGCTCTATCTCGTCATGCGCAGGCGCCGGCGATGCCTGTGCGTACGCCTCGAGCGGTGGCGCTTCGTTCAGATGCTCGGGCACATCAGGCAACTCAGCAACCGGGCGCTTCCACCCATTGCGCTTCGCCTCGTAGTAGATGGTACCGGCGCCGATCTTGGTAGGCTTGAATGACTCCCACGCCCGATCCGGGCTGTCTGCCTTACCCGATGCGCCCGACTTGCTGCTAGAGCGTGACCACTCGAGCCAGAGGGATCGGCCCTGCTCGCCGAGCGCACCCTTGATCGCCATGCCCATGATGATCCAGTCGTCTCGAGACAGGTCCGCGTTCGGGACGTGCCGAATCGCGGATGCGATCGTCAGATAGTCGCCCGTGAGTTCGCCGCTTGCGTGATTCAGTGACCCGTACTCGTCGCGGCCGAGTTTGCCGCACCGTGTACCGTACTCACTCAGGATCTGCTCGGCTGCGCTTAGGAATGCATGGAGTTCGGCCGGGTCGACGTAGGGCAACGAGTCGAACGACACCGTCGTCGGATCGCCTGCACCGTTCCATACGTATTCCTTGCCGGTGTCGGGGTGCGTGCCGTAGGCGACGAACTGTTGACCCGCGCCCAGGATCTCGACCTTGTGCGGCTTGTCGTCGAGCATTTCGGACTCGAGCCGGTACGGTGCGGTGGACATCTTCGGCCCGTCATCGCTGCGCACCATCAGCAGCGTCTTCGGCCACTGCCCGATACGCCGCGGTGCCTTGCCGTCGATGTTGAGCATCGACTTGGCCAGCGCTTCTATCCGCGCGCTGACTTGCTCGTTGCGAACATCGATGTCGATGGCGCGAAGCTCGCCGCAGAGCAGGCCGACGCCGCAGGCACGGTACCGAGCGTTATCGGCCTCGCAGTATTGGTACTGCGTCCACGCGGCGACGGCCGGCGCCTTGTCGTTCGGTTTGATCGGAATCGGCCGATACCCGGAGGCCACGAGCGCCCCGGCAATGTCTGCGAACCGGGTCATCGGCGAAATTCTCTTTTGTGTTTCTTGATGCGGTCGAAGTTGAAGCAAAATCGGTATCCGTCCTGATTGAACTTGATTGCTTCGGTCCCGAATGCGTAGACGCACATCTGTTGATCGAATGTGCCTACACCGAGCGGCGCGGTGTACCTCGAGAGCATGTCCGCATGGACGAATCCATAATCCGTCACGTTGACATTCGGCGTCGGCCCCACGAATACGAAATCCAACCGGCGACCCTGCCATGTGCCGGAGGCGATCTCTGCTCGAGCGTAATCGGCGGACTGCGCAATCCCATCGGCGATCAGCTTCGGCCCGCCCAGGATGTATTGCTTGACCTCCCACCCGTACAGGTTGCCGTTGAAGTCGGCGACGATGTCGATTCGGCCGTTGTTGCCGGTGGCACTCTCGAGCCACACTTCCTTCTCATGCGGAATCGCGCGCTTCGCCAACCCGGCGCAGATGATCTCGACGTTGTGATCCTCGGGCGCCTCCGGCTTGAAGTACGATCCAGGTACGCTCGAGGGTTGCCACTTCTTGACGATGTGCAATGTCATCGCAACGCCCAATCCGCCAACCGCTTCGCCACCGTATCGACGCTATCGGCCCAAAACGCTAGACCACCATTAAGCGCAACCACGTCGAGAAATTCCTGCTGGTCCTCGGTCGGCACGTTGCCCGGTCGTTTCACTTCGATGGCCAACCAGTGCCCGGTCTTGAGCATGCCGATGAGATCCGAGCAGCCCTTGATGTCGTTGAACGCGACGTAGTTGCCGTGCGCGTCCTGCACCGCGCCGCGATTGATCCGACCGTGCCACGCGACCAGCGGATGCACCCGGAGCAGTTGCCGGATGGCTTTCTGTATGTCGCGCTCGAGCGGTTGCGTGCTGCGTACCGGAGCCGCGCGCTTCTCCCGCGCCCCCACGTCGATTCGCGGCGCATCCTCGCGGTAGGACGCTACACGCATCCAGTCGAGCGCCTGCTGGTTCTGCCGCTTCGTCTCGGCGAGGGATGGCTTAAACGTCGGCCTACGCGCCATCGATCAGCCTCCTGGCCTCGTCCGTGACGGCCATGTAGCGGCTCATGAGCGCGGCCTGCGAGTTCACGCCCAGGCGCGTGTAGAGTTCATGCCGGTGAAACTTGGCCGTACCCTCTGCGATGCCAAGCCGCGCCGCCACCGCCTCGATGCAGCAGCCGTTGAGCAGTTCGCGCATGACATCGCGCTGGCGTGGGCTGAGCGGGAGCGTCATTTGATTTTCTCGACCGTGACCCGATAGCCGCAAGCCGCCATCGCCCTGATCCACAACGGCAGCATCGGCGTGACGACCCCCGTCTCCCACTTGCTTACCTGCGCCCACGCGATATGCGCCGACTTCGCGACCGCGTTCTGTGACATACCGCTGACTCTGCGAGCACGCCTCAGCACGTCTGCGGGCTTGTGCGGTTCGCCGTCGATGTAGATCACCGTGGCGCGGGCCTGTGCTTCAGCGACGCAGGGTGGGCAGTCCTGCGCATACCAGACGCGATGGATTTGGCAGAAGCAGTCGTGTTTTCTCATGCAGCCACCTGGTTGACGATTGCCGAACGTGCAATGGATAGCAGCAAGTCGCGGAAGGCGGGAGGCGTGGCGGAGGTTTCAGCTTTCGGCAAAATCGGCAGGGTCTGGTCGAAGTTGCCGATCTGGTGCGAACCTCGCGCCGGTGTCCAATTCAACGCAGGCGGCAATTCTTCGCCGTGATACAGCAGCCATGTCCGCTTGGTCGCACGGTGCCCATATGCGGCCTGATTGACCTCTGTTACCCAATCGCCGTCTAAGGTGTATTGCCATGCGCCGGGATATGGCGCGGGCAAACCATGATGTGAGAATGCCCGGGTGAATGCCGGGTGCTCCAGCACGCCGCCGTAATTTCTGACAGCAGCCAACGCAGCCGCGAAGCAACCGCCGTCCTCGTTAATCTCCCAGCCCCATCGCGCATGATTCACGGCGGAAAGCTGATGCCATCTGTCACACGGAGGATGCGCCACCACCGACCACGGTCCAGCGTACAGCCGAGCATCGCGTTCGATGTCCCACGGGTCCACGTCATCGATGCCGTAGTAACAGCCGTTCGTCTGCACGTAAAGAGCGGCTATCACCAGCCTGCGCCCCAAACTGAGCCACGTCGAAACGGGGGCGGCGTAATCACCCCCGACCCGGACTTGGTCTTGCGCTTCACCACCACCTCGCGCTTTTCGTCCTCCTCTGCTTTGGCGTATACCCAATGCTGGACGGTCTTGCGTGGGATGTTCAGTTGCGCCGCAATCGCTGACGGTGCGAGGCCCGACTGGTGCATTCGCATCGCAGTGGCTCGGGTTTCTGCGCTGTGGTATTTGGCTCTGGCTGCGGTCATTCCGACGCCTCCCCTGCCCCGCGCTCCTGCTCGATAGCTGCGCCGAGAAGCGTGCGGATCACATCCTCGGTCGGGAGCATCTGGTACTTAACCCGCAATGACTCGATGACTTCGATCATGTTGCTGTCCATGGGTACGGACTCGTCAGGCATTTTTGAGGGCCTTAAAAGGGCTGCTAAAAGGAATCGTGTGGACCTTCGTCTTAGGCAACCGGCGTGTCAGACTGCATGCGCTTAATGGCCTTCTTCAGCAGTTCGTAAAGCACGGTCTGGCGTTGTCCACCGGACTCACGAACGAGACGGTCGATAACTTCCGACTCGTAGTCGTCAAGGCACACTTTCACGACGTTCTTACGTATGCGTTTAGGATCTGCGTACATGTCGTTTTCAACTCAGAATGAGAGGATGCCCGGACGAGCGCGATGCCTGCCGGGTGCAGGGGGTGCCCACCATGTAGGGATTGGGCCGACCATTCCACCGGAGGCAGGCCGCGTCTCGCGTCCAACGCTGAAGAAAAAGCCGGACCGAAGCCCGGTAAAACCGCCACGCGCAACCCGGAGGAGGTGGGAGCACTGCGCTGCGTGGCGGGAGGGAGTCATGCTGCGGCTCGCTTGTCGGCGGGCTTGCGCTTTGCCTTCTTCGCCTCTGCGAATAAATGCGGGCAAAGTTCACTTCTTTTCACGCGACCATTCGTCGCATGTTCTATCTGGATGGCGCGGATGGGAGGAATGCTCTTTCGCAGCAGCCACATGGAGACGGTTGATTGACTAACGTCAAGGGCGTCGGCGAGTCTGGTAACCCCGCCGGCAATTTCAATAGCTCGTAGTAATGCGTCCATGCTTCGCATTCTACATCACGCATCGTGATTTATGTCAAGACCTTTTGTTGTTGGATCGAATGGAGGCGCGCAGGTTATAAGACTGAGTGCAAAAAAAGGTAAACAGATGAGCTTTGGGGATCGACTCAAACAAGCCCGCTACGTGGCCGGGATGAATCAGCCAGAACTGGCCGAGGCGTGCGGATGGGTCACGGACAATGGCCCTGCGCAGTCACGTATCGCCAACTACGAGGCGAACAGCCGCGAGCCGACCCTGGGAGACATCATTCTGATGGCGCAAGCCCTGGGGCTTCCTCCTGAAGAACTGGCCTTCGGCTCGATTGGGCTATCCCAGGACGAGGCCGAACTGATACAGGCATGGCGTTTGTCCAACACGGACAGCAAGGAAGTGTTCCGAGCTATCGTCAAAGTGTCGAAACGCCCACGTCGATCTAAGCGCCCGAATCTTAACGAAGTTTCCACCGGCGCTAATAAAGACCACGATACGAAATAGTCGGCAAGATTTACGTCTTGAGTAAGACTTACGCGCAAGTCTTTCCGCTTGTATAGTTGCTTCTTCTGCCTCGATTACAAAAGAACACAGAGGAAGGAAGCACACGATGCGGTCACTGGCACTGACGGATGACGAGGTACGCCTTGTCACTGCCCTGCGCACGCTACCAGCTGGTCAACGCGACATCGCGCTTGAAGTCATTCTCGAAATGGCTGCACCCGAAATCTCTGCCGACGACGCTAACGGCGGGTCTGTCATTCCCTTCCCCAGAGATTAATTTGCATTAAGTCGTATGCCATGCAGGCAGACTGCTGCAAAAAATAATCACGATGCGTGTTGACAATCATCACGCGGCGTGATTTACTCTCTCCGTCGCCAACGCAGGAGATGAGCAGATGAAAGCAGCGACCGCCCCCACCAAGCAGTACGGCGACCGACGCGCGAACGGCCCCGAACTCGCGCAGGTCATCGCCGACGCCGACGCCCTGACCATTGATCCCGCGCCCCGTCTCGACCGCGTCATGCTCACCAGCCGCCGCAGCGGCGCATGCGATGCCGTGCTTGAGGCGTCCAGGCTGCTGCGGCTCAACGGGCAGCACGAGGCGTCCTCGCTGCTTATCAATGCGCTGGCTTCGATTGTCGACAAGGTGCAGTCATGACCCCCGCCCAAATCGCAGCCATGCCCGTGTCCACGCCGCAGCAGTGGCAGGAGCAAGATCTAGCCGCAGCGCATGCCGTCGAACTGATCGCAATCGCCTGTGAAGGTAACGGCGATGCCTACGACGTGCTGATGACCGCTGTCGCCGAACTCCGGGCATGTGTGCGCGACACCCGCGAGCGCATGGCGATAGACGAGGCCGACGAGCAGGAGCGGCGGCGGTCGCCACGGCTGCCGAAGCTGCCTAAGCAGTGGCCGTTTCCGGTTGGGGCGGAAAGGGCACTGGTATGAAGGTAACGCTAAGACAGCCAAAGAAGCCAAGCGGCGCAGCGTATTCATGGGAAACCTGCCTGCCGTTCGTAGAAAACAAGCGCGGCACGCTTATCCATCGTCCGGTCACTGTCGAACGTTACAAGCACCTGCGAACGCCGTACCTCGCTGTCCATTATTGGTGCGGTAACGGAGCGAATGGACACGGCATATTCACGTTCCTAGCATCGCCTCCAAATGAAAAACTCGTCTGCGAAAAGTGCGAGGTTGCTGCGGTACTCGCGGGGCTTCCTTCGGCAGACAGAATCTGCGGCAGGCATGTCCACAAAGGACATACGAAGCCGATTCAAACGTGTTGCCAGGACGCCGAAATCGCACAGGAGCCACGCTCATGACCCCCACCATCCAAGCAATGCAGCACCACGGAGGCCGCTTCGTGCGGTCCCTAGCAGCAGCATGGCTCGCCGCAGACGAGTCAAACCGGGCTCGAATCGAGGCGGCGTTTCCGGAACTGTTCATTCGGTACGAGCGGATTGCAGCGTTGACGGAGGTGACGGCGTGATACGCAAAGGCTCTGGTGAATTCACGTTCTACGTGGAAGTAGACGACGGGAAAGAAGTGCCCATCCTCGTCAAGTGGCGCGGCTACTCAGATTCCGGGCGGTTATCTGGTCCACCGGAAGATTGCTACCCGCCAGAGGGTGAAATGGAACTTGAGTACGAGTTGCCGAGCAATGCCTTCGATAGCGCCGAAAAGCTGCACGAGCAAATCGAGCAGATGGCTTACGACAATCTGATGGAGTTTGAGCGATGACCCAAACGATCCGCCAACTCAGGGAGCTTCGCAGCATGGACCAAAGCAACCAGACGCTCAGATGGAACCGCAGCATGCAAGACGCAGGCATGGTCGGCGGCATCGACGACGACGCGCCCACGGGTGCCGCTGTAGCCTGGGGACTCGGATGCGCGGTCGTGTTTGGCGTGATCCTGCTCGCATGGTGGGCGGCATGACAATCGACCGCGTGATTGCAACGGTGGCGGTGATCGGGTGCCTGTGGCTGTTCAGCACGGCGGGAATATGGGGCGAATGGTTGGACAACATGGAATGCAGTGCGCCGAAGGTGGCGAAGCGGGTGCAGTTGTGATCGCCGCCGACATTTACTCAGCAGCACAATCGAACGAACAACGGAGATACGAAAATGGGAACCGAGTTGATACCAGTGAACGAAGTGCAAATCATGGCCGCAGCGGTCGCCAAGTCGGGATTGTTCGGCGTCAAGTCTCACGAGCAGGCGTTAGCCCTCATGCTCGTGTCGCAAGCCGAGGGACGACACCCGGCGCTTGCCGCCCGCGACTACGACGTGATCCAGGGACGACCGGCAAAAAAAGCGGAGGCAATGCTCCGGGACTTCTTCGCAGGCGGTGGCAAAGTCGAGTGGCACCAGCTCGACGACACGATAGCCGACGCGACGTTTTCGCACGCACAGGGCGGCAGCGTACGGATCGTTTGGGACATGCCGCGAGCGAAGAAAGCCGGGCTCGGCGGCAAGGACATGTGGTCCAAGTATCCCCGTCAGATGCTCCGTTCTAGGACGGTGAGCGAGGGTGTTCGCACCGTGTGGCCTGCTGCGACCTCCGGCATGTACGTGCCCGAGGAAGTGCAGGACTTCGCGCCAGCGAAAGCCCGTCAGGTTAGCGAAAGCCCGCCCATGCTTGCCGCTCCAATTACGCCGACTACCGGCGCAATGGAGTCATTGCCGGAAGATCGCATCGAGATCGTGCAGCGTATCGGGCAAGCAGTCGTCGAAATGTTCCAGGCCGGTGCAATCGAGGATGCGTATACGTATCTCTACGTTGAAAACAAGGACGCAGGACGCATAGATAACGACGAATTCGTGGCCATTTGGAGCATGCTTCAATCGTATAGCAAGGAGCGGAAGGCGCTTAAGAAGCTGCGCGATGAGGCGATGACGGTGCAGGCAACGACGCCCGAACCCGCCGACGCCTGAGAGAGACGATGATGATGCCTGACAAGATCGAAGAACTGCACATGGCTGTGTGTAACGCGGTTCACCTCATGAACATGTCGCCAGACATTGCGCGATCGTCAGACGGCAGGAAGGCGCGCGACATTCTTCGGCAAGCGTTGATCGACTACGCCGACGCATCCCTGGCGACGCCCGAGCCGAGCCGGGAGCCGACGCAGGAGCAGGTGCGTGCGGATTTTGAGGCGTGGATCAAAGCACCGCCGTACGAGCGCATACCAATGCGCTACCCGCAAACGGATGCAACGTGGCCCGGCTCATACCGAGTCATTGATATCGATTTAGCTTGGCAGGCATGGCAAGCCGCCCACGCCGCAGGATTCGAGGCCGGAGTCGACCAGCGCGACGAGTTCAAAATCTGGTGGGAACGCGATAGCAAGTCATTAAGCGTGGCATTAGGTCAGCGCGATACGGCTCGTGCGGTAGCAGAGGACAATCGAGCGAGGTATGCAGTGGCAGAACGCCAGCGCAACGAACTCGCCGAGGCGCTGCGAGTCCGAACCAAGCAACTTGGCGTGGCCTGCATGACGCACGATCTGACGCATGCTCTCGCCTGCGGGCATTGTTTCCGCGAACTCGCCGAGACTCTACGTCGTTACCGCAACGAAGTACCACTGGGTCATCAACCTCACATGCTGGCGTACGAAGTAGACGCCATCCTCGCCCGCATCGACTCGGAGAAAGCGAAGTGAGCGAGCGGCTGACCGCGTCGGAGGTGTCGGCGTTATGGAGATGACAATGGAACCTGAATTGATGACGGTCGAGGAGGTTGCGAAGCTGTGCCGCACGCCTCTAAGCACCGTCCGCAATCGGTGGGTGTATCGTCCAGACTTCCCGCGAGCGTATAAGCCGGGTAAGCGTTGCTACTGGGCACGACGTGAGGTGCTGCAATGGCTAGAAAATCAGAGGGTGTCAGCCTAACCGTTTCGCAATGTCTGCTGCTGATTCTCGGTAGTAGACCATCAAAGAGCGTACGTCGCGGTGACCTAGAATACGCGCGAGCGTTAGCACATCGACTTTTGCAGACAGGCGAGTCGCCGCTTCGGCTCTACTGTCATGGAAGTGTAGATCGAGGATTCCGGCTCGTTTACGCAACTTGCGAAACGTCGAGTCCATCACTCCCGCAGTCATTGGCAACAACGCTCCCGACTGTGGCTTGAGAATGCCGATGATCTCCCGCGCACGAGACGACAACGGCACCTCCCGAGCATCGCCATTCTTGGTTAGCTCCAGCTTGGCCACGCCGCGTTCTAGGTCGATGTTCGCTGCGTCGAGTGTACGGATCTCCCCGGCGCGCATGCCGGTTTCGATGGCTAACTCGAAGGCAAGGACGACGCGATGAGTCTGAGTTACTGGCGGGTATCCTTCGATCATTGCTGCGTGCCGTCTGAGCATGGCTATATCATCGCTGTGGACTCTGCGGTGCCGTGGCCGAGTCGATTCTGGCCGCTTAACGTCTTGCATAGGATTGTCCTTCAGCCATCCCCACTCACGCCGAGCCACGGAGAACACGCTACGGAGCAGGTTCCACTCACGGTTGACGCTGGCAGCGGAAACCTGCGTTAAACGCTTGTCGCGCCACTCAGCGATGTCTGATGGTGCTATTTCGGAGATAGGTTTATGAGCAATAGGGCCAAAGTCGCGGACCAGCTTGGCGAGTCTGACTTCCTCCCATTTGGCACCACGATGGTTGGGGGAAACTTCGACGGAATATCTATCCAACGCTTTAGTCAAGCTATACGCATTGGATTCTCGGAGGACGAAGGAGACGTAATCTTTTTCAATCTCAGCGATCCACGCCTGCGCGCCTGCTTTCGTCCTGAATTCTTGGCTGCGGTAGACACCCTTGCGGCGTACCTCTGCCCGCCAGGAATCGCCCCGCTTCCGAACGCTGCCCATAACGACCCCTTGGCGTAGCCGTGGCGTAAATGGACGGAGATAATAGAAGCAGGACGAAGAAACACGCTAGCGCCATGTGGTGCGCTACGTGGAATCAACGAGTTACGAACGGAGAAAAACGGAGAATATGTCGAGAGTCCTCTTCTCGGCACCAAGGCGTACTGATTCTACGCTGGTTTTTCTCCCCTTGGCGTAGATTTGGCGAAATGCATTATTTCGGCCAAGCCGCCACGCAGCTAGCTAACGCGGCGCGGTCCTTATCAGCCCTTCGAGCCAATTCAGCAATGGCTTCACCATGTCGGAGTAAGTCTCCTGCTGCCGGTCCGCTTGCTGCTGGACACTCTCCGGCAACGGCGGCGGTAAAGCGCACTCCCTTGACTGAACTATAGGCGTTGCGCAGCCGGTCAAGACTGCTGTCAAAACTAGCGTCAGCCATCTTCGCGCGCTCATCGTATTTCGCTCCTGCGACGGTAACTGCCTGCGTCCACATCCGCACCCGCTCGGCTTCACGTCCAGCAGCCTGCGCCGCCGCGACCTCGTAGGACTGCCGTAGCGCGTCCATCTGGCCTCGCACTGCCTTGCGCCCGGCGACGTAGGACGACACGCACAGGATGCCGACTAGGGCGGCGGCGATGCCGATACGGTAGGGGAGTGGTATCAGCCCGATCATTGCCGCTCTAGGATCTTCAGCAGATCCTCGTTGCCTGGGAATACGACGTAGTTGCGTGAGCCTTCGCCCGCTGCGCGCGAGCCGCCGTCTAGGTACTTGATGCCGGGGATGCCGTATTCACGCAAATGGCTGCTTGCGGAAGATTGCGATCCGCCAAGCGTGGTCGCTGCGTTATTACCGCGAATAATTGCCATGTCTCGGGCTTGCGTGGCTAGTGCGTTGTAGATGTCTTTGCCGGTTGCCGTCTTAGGCAAACCTAAATCCATTGCCGCAGCGCGCACTGCCTCTGCCTGCTGACTCAGCGGCGCATCCCAATCCAGCATCTTCGGAATCGCGGCGTCGGAGAGGTCGGCTTTGTAGTGATATGATCCGGTAAAGGCGCTTGCGGCTTTCTCTGCATCGGCCCTAGTCGCAAATGTCCCGAGTTCTTCCAGTGGCCCACTTGCACGAGTAGCCACAACGTCGTATTTGTTCCCGTTTCGCATAATTCGCACAGATGAGGCTGGATTCATGCCCGCATATTGCTTTGCAACTGCTGGATTCTCCGCCACATACAACCCATGCCCATAAGCCTGCGCCCCCTCCCCCGTTCCGATCTTAGAAGAATCGAACTTGTCGAACTTGTGCGGACTCCCGTGCCACACAATCGCGCCGGTCTGCGGGTGCATCCGATTCGGCACCTGCGCATTCTGCAACGCCTTAGCGACAGCGTTTTCACTGAGCATGCCGACCTTGCCAACCACCTGCGGGCTGTTCAGTATCCCACCTAAGACCCGCCCCGCTGTCTCGTTCATCGACCCCGTTTGCTGCCGCAGCAGCCCTAGCCCTTCCATCGCCCCGCCAATGCTCGCAGACCCGCCAAAGGGTGCAGCGGCGAAGTTTGGCGTAGGCGCACCGAGATACCTAGGAACCGTCATTAGTTGCGCGGCGAGATCCACCGGAGCGCCCAGGAAATCAGCGGACATGCCACGGCTGACTCCGTGCGCCAAGTCTTTCAACCCGGCAACGTTCCGATTCGGCGTGCCCAACAATCCGAGCGGACCAACGCTCTTAGCCCGGTCTAGTGTCCTGCCAAGGAAACCGAAGAAATCGTCCATGTCACTTCCTCACTTCCGCATCGCCTTGTCCACATAGTGCAGCACGATGGCCAGCAGGATCGCACCGGCCCCGATTCCGACTAGGAACGAAAGCCAGGAGGCAAGCATGCAGGAAACGCTCAACCTTCCCTCATCATCTTGGCCAATCGCTGCGCCCTAGCCCCAACCTGCCGCGCCCACAGGCTAGACAGCATGCCCTCGGAGGCTTCCTCGTAATTGCCTGCTTTCATGGCTGCGATGGTGTTAACGAATCCTTTCAACCTGCCTAATCCGAGGTTGAAACACATGTCGGCCAAGACCTGCTGCCTCGCGTCCGTCATCTGCCGCCACCAAGGCCACGTCCGGTCAAGATCGGCTTCGACGGTATCGATGTCGTGTTCGAGCAGCGCAAACGCTTCGGCCTGCGTGATCCCCACGTCGTCCAAGTTGCGGCCGACACCGATGGTGATCTTGCCCGCAGTGCAACGGTACGGGAACAGTCGAAGCCCTTCGTGGAGCACCAGCATTGACCGCAGCTCGTCTCTATTCATTTCGTCGCCTTCGGTATCATCGCAAGAATCCTGTCCCACGCGACCCGAGTGC